GAATAAGAAACTATTGAAGGTTCTGCAAGACAAATGCAAAGACTTTGGATTGACAGACAAGGCAATCGAGGAGCTGGCCGAGTCAGCTTCCGAGGGTTTAGGTGACGATGCCTCAGACGAGGACATCAACAGTGCTGCGGATTCTCTCATTCCCACTGCGAAGATTATCCAGGGGGAGATTACGAGGAAGACGCGCAAAACGGCTCCCAAATCTAAGACCACGTCCAAAAAGACTGGGGATGATGACGATGAGGGAACAGGTGACGACGATGAGGGCGACGATGACGGCAAGAATCCCCCTGCATGGTTCCGCAAATACAAGAAGCAGAACGATGCGGCCGTAAAGGCATTGCAGGATGAAAATGCTGCACTCAAAGCAGAGAAGGCCAAGGGCGAGCGTCATGCAGCCATCACTCTGAAAGCGAAAGAGCTTGGAATCCCCGACTTCCTCATGAAGCGTTTCAGCATTGCCGATGACGCAGACATCGAGAAGGAGTTGAAGGAATACAAGCAGGATCTGGTCACCAACAAACTGATGCCAGTCGAAAAGGCTGACATCTTATCATCCTCTCAAAAGGCAATGGAGGATGATGCCGACGAGTGGGCCAAATCATTGCCTGACAACAAAACCGATTAAGAACGATGATTGAATTCGCTTCAACTTCCTACACGAAGCATCCGAATCCCTTCTGGCGCCAGGAGCGACGCATCCTGCCAGCAGGTTTCAAGCCCGTGCAGGAATTCCCTGTAGGTACCAAAATCTACAAGGGTGCTTGGATTGCCGTTCTCGCCGGGCTGACCTGTGCCGTCGTAAAGGTGGCTAAGGTTCTCACTGGCGGTACCACTACCAAGCCGAGAGTTGCGAAGGATGGTTACTTCCAGGTTGGCGACACGGTGATGGATCTCTCCAACGATGCCAAGACGACAACCATCAAGTCCATCGACACCAGCAACCCTGACTATGACGTTCTGACTCTCAATGCCGCTATCTCTACGCTGGCAGAGGGTCACTTCATCCAGGAGGCTATCGACTACGGCTACATCGACGCTGAGAGCACCACAGAGGGTGCCTTGAAGATTGTCGCATCTGAGCCCAGTGAGGGACAGATTGCTCTCGCTTCTGTCACTCCGTATCTCGGTGAAAAGACCCTCGCTGCCAACGATTACGTTGTGCTGCAGAAGGCCGCTCCGAAGTATGTGCCTAACTCTATCCTTGCCGAGGATGAAGAGTTTGTAAAGGAGCGTTACCCCGCTCTCTCTCCTGCGTATGACGCAGTTGCTCTGAAAGACATTCTCCCTGCCTTCCCCGAAAGCTGGCTTGTGGAGGATGGTTATGTGCTGAAATCAAATCCAAACATCAAAGTCATTGAGCAGTAACTATGGCAGAACTCAGTTCACTTTTTGGCGAACTCACTAAGAATGTGCAGATTCGCATCGACAAGGGCTCGGAGCTGCAGAAGCAGCTTTTTGACAAGGTTCTCTACACCCGTTTTCTCGACTGGGACGATCCTACAATCGGCCTTGACTTCGAGGAACTTGTCGGCAAGTACAACATCACCGTTGTCGCTCCGACCATTGGCATTGATTCCAAGGAGCCTATCCTCCAGACGGAAGGTATCGAGACAATCAAGAAGAGCGTGATGAACCACGCCCTCACGTTGCCTCTGAGCATGAAGGACTATCGTAAGATTCTCCAGATTCTCGACTCCAAGAGCATCAGTGACAAGCAGAAGACCAAGCAGCTGGTTAACATCATGTGGGGCAACGTCCAGACGGTGGTCAACTCCGTAGAGGGCAAGCTTGACATGATTTTCCTCGGTCTGCTGTCTAACCACGGTGTGTTCGAGTTCAACGAGCAGAACAACCCCGAGGGCCCGATCCGCGGCGGTCTCAGCATGAACTTCCCCCAGGCCAACCTTGCCACCGCTCACACCCAGTGGACGGAGGCCAACCTTGATACGGTTGACCCGATGGAGGACGTGTTCGAGCTGATTGACGCTGCTGAGGATAAGTCCAATATCTCGAAGATTCTGTGTGCGCCAAGCCGTATCAGCTACATGTGCCGCACAAAGAAGATGAAGCAGATGATCTGGGGCACAGACAAGTCCTCGAAGATTGTCACCTTGAAGGACATCAACGAGTACATGCTGAGCAACGATTATCCCGTCTTCGAGAAGGTGCGCCGCAAGCTGCGTGTGCAGAAGGGCAAGCAGTTCCTCAGCTACACTCCATGGAACGAGAAGAACCTTGTGGCTATCCCGGATGGAAAGCTCGGTACGGTCAAGAATGCCTACAGCGACAATGAGCTGAAGCAGGAGGCCGATGTTGCCTACAGCAACTACGGTCGCATCCGCATCAGCCAGTGGAACGTCGGCGAGACCAAGGGTGACAACCACGGTGAGTTCACCAAGGCAGAATCCCTCTCTTTGCCAATCATTACGGAAGGTCAGGATATCTATACCCTCAAAACCCAGCTGTAATGGAAAGAACTAACTTGGAAGCACTCAGGGCGAAGTGCAAGCTGATATGCGACACCTGCTATGCCGACGATGACGTGCTCATTGACGTGCTGGAGGATGCAGGCATCAAGCCAAGCGACAATGCCGTGCCTAATAACGTGGAAATCGTCAAGGCCGCTATCGTTGTCGTCAAGGGATGGGTTGAGTCTGCCCGCAGCGAGGGTGGCATCAACGTGAGCATAAACCGCGAGGCGGTGGAAAAGAACATTCTCTTCTGGTGCCAGCGGTTCGGACTGGATGCTTCCGAGTATCTCTCTGATTGTATGACCGTCATCCAGGACGGGTCTGAAATGTACTGATATGCGTACCAACGGAACAATGACATACAGAATCGGAG